AACCGTGATGAGTGCAGCGTATGGTTCAATACGAATAAAGCCCTCCTACACCCCAATAAACACTTCCGTGAGCCATTTGGACTTGCTCCAGTTGAAGCTCAACTATGCGGTATGCCTGTAATCGCATGGAATCATGGTGCTTGCAAGGAAACAATCAAGCATGGCGAAACAGGATTCCTTGTGAACAGTCAAGAAGAAATGGAAAAACTTATCAAAGATGATGCTGTTTCAACAATTAAATCAAGTAACTGCATTGAATGGGCAAATCAGTTTTCTTATGACAACATGATTAAAAGATATGAAGATCTTTGTTTTGAATCAATAGACACAGGTGGCTGGTGAAAATACATATTTCTTATACTTATGGCTGTCCTGACGAAACAATTCTTCGTGAATTGATGAGCTATGACATTCAATGCCCAGAATGCACAATTTTAGAGCCACATGAAAATGCTCCACTAAACTTTGAGGTTCCAACTAGCTTTACAAGTTTGCACTGGAGCAGACAATACGAATATCCTTGGGCAATTATGCATAGTAATTTGAAACCAAGCGATGTTTGCCTTGATGCTGGAGGAGCATATGCTGTTTTCAAGTACGCAGTTGCCAAAAGATGCGCCAAAGTAGTCACGATTGACATGAATCAAGACTATCTTGATAAATCTATAAAATCAGCAGAAAGACTTGGCTTCAAAAACATTGAGTTTTATAATTCTAAAATTCAAGATTATAGAAGTGAAGAAAAATTTGATAAGATCTATTGCATATCTGTTCTAGAACACATACAGAGTAGTAGTGAAAGAATTGAATGTATTGAAAACATGATAGGAATGTTGAAGAAGGACGGAGAGCTTTATTTAACTTTTGATTTTATCATAGAAGAAGGTGAAAATCAGTTTGATTTTTACATGAGAAAAAATGAGGCAGCAGAAATATTAAATTATTTTGGTGTGCCTGAATATAATAACGAAAAATATTATTCTGCAAGTTTTCCCGGCGGTTGTGTTCTTGCCACAATATGTTTGAAAGTGTGGGATTTGTGAAAATACCTGACCATATTATTCAAGAATATAAAACTTTTGATCCAGAAGTAGGATTATTTTTTGCTGATTTTGATGAACCAAAAGGCTCGAAAATACTTGAAATTGGATCTCAACACAGTCCTCTTGCCAGTATGATGGCTAAATGTGGGTTTCACGTTACAGGCATTGATCTAAGAGATTCTGATCAAGAATTAAACTATAATCACATTACTGCTGATTTCTGTCGGTTACCATCTTACTTCATTCGTGAAAACATAGGAACTTTCGATGCTGCTGTTATTGTCTCTGCCATTGAACATTTTGGCTTGAATACTTATGGAGAAGGCAGGAAGCATGAATATTACGATGTTATTGCCATGCGATACATTTATGATTTATTGAAACCGGGTGGAACTTGTTATTTAACAACACCTTTCGGTGGTAAATTTGTTGAACACAAACCTCATTGGCGTGTTTATGATTGGGCAAATCTACTGGAAAGAATTGTTCAAGATTTTAGCACAGAAGTATTCAATCTTGGTGTTTGCGAAGAAATAACAATCAACGGTAAGGTTTTTTCTGTTGGAAGCCCAATATCAATGAATGAGGCTATACTGAATACAATTGGATTGCCTCATGTTTCTTGCTATGTAAGATTAAGAAAACCATTGGATTAAATCATGTTTTTATTTGTAACAAATGATAAAATCGGGTCAGAAACAGGAGGCGGTCAAGTAACCGCACATGAATTTGAAGCGTTAAATCAACTTGGTCCAGTTGATGTTATCAATCCTGAGCCAACCAATAATCCTTTTGATTCAGAAAAGGCAATCCAAGAAATTGATTTCAGCAAGTATAAACTTGCACACTTCTATGCTGGCACATTCCCAGAACTAACCACCAAGTTAAAAGCAAATGGCGTAAAAATAACTTATACTGTAGCTGCTCACGATGTTGACATCAGCAGGGAAGAATTTTTAGGTTTAGGTGCTTCTTTTGACTTTCCACACTTAAATGATCCAAATTTATTTCAAAAATACATAAGCTGCTACAAGAATGCTGATGTTGTAATATGTCCATCATCAGTTGCAAAAAAAACCAATAATAAATATGGAATAAACAATACAAAAATAATTCCGCACGGTCATATCCCTGTTAGAAACAAGAAACATCCAAAGAGGTTTACAGTTGGATATCTTGGTCAGTGTGGACCTGATAAGGGATTGCGATATTTGTTAGAAGCTTGGTCTATTCTAAACTACAAAGATGCAATATTGAATCTTGCTGGAAGTCAGACTCCCGGTTTATTGCCATTGATTAGGCATTTCGGCAAAGGCAACATTAACATTCAAGGCTGGGTTAAATCTACGGAAGATTTTTACAATAGTTGCTCTATTTATGTTCAGCCAAGCGCAACAGAAGGATTTGGGATTGAAGTTCTTGAAGCTATGAGTTCTGGCAGACCTGTTGTTGTTTCTGATGGTGCTGGAGCATCTGACTGCGTTGAAGATTGTGGTTTTGTATTTGAGAAGAAAAACACCAAAAAGCTTGCACAAATGATCGACAACTTAAAAAACAATCCAAATCTTTGTGAAGAATTTGGCAGAAAAGCAGAAGCAAAAGCGAAAAATTACACTTGGGACAAGGTCAAAGAACAATACATCCAATTGTGGCGAGGCATGATATGAGTTATTCATTTCCATTTATTCAAACCGACAAGGTAATTGAATTAGGAGGAGGAGATAGACCATATTTCCGTCCAAATCTCGATGTCCGCTCAGGAACAAGCATTGACATAGTTGCTGATTTTAATGAACCATTACCAATACCAGACAATGAATACAATGGTGTATTCAGTCAATTTTGCATTGAACATCTTTCTTGGCGTAAAGTAAAACTATTCATCAGTGAAGTTTATCGTATTCTCAAGAACAATGGTAAAGTTGTTTTCATTACAGCCAACACTGAAAAGCAAATGCAATATGTTCTTGATCACGATGAGTGGGACGATAACTGTTCTTGTATTATTTTCGGCGATCAAGATTATCCAGAAAACACTCATCGCAACAGCTTCAGTCCAAAATATGCAATTAAGTTAATGACTGATGCTGGATTCACCAATGTTGTTGTCTTGCCTTTTGGGGAATTAGAGACAGATATGATTATTGAAGCCACTAAAACCACCAATAAAATTGAATTCAATAGAGAGTATTTTGATAATCCTCATTTTTATGGTGAGAACACTGGATTCTATCGTGACCATCCAAGCAATTGGATTGTTTTCAATAACATCATGAAGAAGAATCCAACTTCTGTTTTGGAAATTGGCTGTGGAAGAGGATATTTGCTTAAAAGGTTTGAATCTAAAGAAATAATTTGCAAAGGACTGGAAATATCCAAGCATTGTATTTTAACAAGAGTGAGTGATTCTGTTGCTGAATTTGATGTGAGGCAAACACCTTGGCCATTTGAAGACAATCAGTTTGATTTATGTGTATCACATGGATTTTTTGATTTTATTGAAGCAGAATATATTCCTGTTATTCTCAAAGAAATAAATCGTGTTTCTTCCAGAGGAATGCATGGAGTAAACACAAATAGCCTAAATCTTTCTTGGAGTAATCAGGAATTTATCGACAATAAGCATTTAACAGAAGGATCTCTTGCTCTTAACATACCTGCTGGAGATGGTAAGCTTAAACTCAATATTGGTAGTTTTACGGTAATGTTGCATAATGGCTGGATCAACACAGACATTGTTAATTTGAATGATTATGCCGCTCAAAATCAATACAAATTCCTTCAGATGGATTGTAGGCATACTCTTCCATTTGAAAATAATACTATTGATTTGATTGTTTCCAGTCATATGCTTGAGCATCTGGATTGGAATGAAGGATTGAATTTTCTTAAAGAATGTAATCGCATTATGAAACCAAATGCGACCATAAGGATTGCTGTTCCAGATGCAGAAAAATTAGTTAGTTATTATAAGGATAACAATCTTGAATTTTTGGATCAGATGAATGTCACTGCTTCTCAAAACAAAGCACAAACATTCAAATTGTGGTCATTCTTATTTGATGGTCACAAGATTGCATATGATTTTAGTAGTTTAGAGCAGATTGGTATGGAAGCTGGATTCCGTGTTGAGAGAAGGAATTTCAATGAAGGAAACTTGCAAATAATAAGAGAGACAATGGATTATCTCCCTGAGATTAGCATATATGTTGAAATGACTAAGAATTCCAATGTCTAATACAATTTGCCATGATGAATCCGCATGTGATAATGTTTATTATCCAAAAGAATGTGCGAATGACGGCTCCTATGTGACATTCAATGTCATCACACATTAAGTCGTCACCCATGGCTTTACGCCAAATTGACCAGAATTTTTTGAACATTAGTCAAGAACACCTTGGCTTTTACCAATATTACCAAGAACATCAACTGCATTCCAAACAGCATCATAGACTGTTGTGTCTGTAGCAGTATAAGAAAAAAGATCTCTCATATGAAGTCTTCTTCTTTCTGTTGGATGAAAGTTTGGTTTTCCATTTTCATCTAGGTAGCATAATCTGTAGTCAACAACTAGAATTGGTTCTGGGCTAGCAGTAAGTGTTGCGTCAAGAGTAAGGTTTTCAACCCACCATACATTATAGATTTTTTCAATTGTTGCGGGTTCTATGATCGGACTGTCTTTTGTGATTAAAGCCATTTTTTCTCCTGTGCGTTACTTAAGGGATTCACCTGTTTCGACGCATTCTTTTTGGGCTTGATTGTATCCATTATAATAACCTATTAGATAGCCACACGATAAATAAATCATGCTTAAAATTAAAAGCATGATGAAATAAGGTATTTTTTTTAAGAATGACATCATAACCTATTTATAATATTTTGCCACAAATTCTTTTATCTTCAGGAGACTTATTTCTCTTTATCACTGATTCACTATTCTTTTTGTCATATGCAAAAATACCATTTTGAATTTGAGTGAATATATCTGACCTCATATAAACATCTACGCTTTTGTTTATTCCTGTTACCATAACGCTTGATAAAAGCCTTCTTGCGATAAAAGGATCAATACTATAAGCGTGTGCCCTACACAAACAGCGTAGTCCTTGCCATTGCATCATAATTGGAACAGCATTAGAGATGAAGTTATTTCCCACTTGCTCATGACTTCCTAAGTATATGATTGCATTCATTGCGAAATGTTGTGTGATTTTTTGTAAAACTATCGCATCATGTTCAAGAATAACAATTGGCTTGTCTTGTTCAGTACATTCTGCCCAGAGACTTATGTGAGCTAAAAAAATTGAAATTTCTGTTTTATCTAAGGTTGGATTTGAGCATTTAATCCATTTCAACCAATCCTTATTATTCAAATGTTCAGGTACTTTTATTTCATCACCAGTACCATCAAAAGCTGGCCATAATTTGCAAGGCATTCCAACATCTTCACATGATTTAGCACATTCATTTGCGTACTGACATGATTTTTCATTGTCGGGCAAATAGATGATATAAGCTGAATCAACTCCAATTTCATATTTGTAATGTAAATTCACTTTTCTTTTCCTTTCTCTGGAATTGTTGATTCGCCGGGAACATCCATGGCATATATCCCGAAGCACAACATTGCGAAGCGATTTAGACTTATTGTCACATCAGCAGAAGAAAATATTCCTTTTTCCAATACATGGCTAACTAAGTTTTTTGCCATAAAAGGATCAATGCTATAAGCATGTGTTCTGAGTATGTGCCTATAATCTGGATTAAGTTGTGCGTGAGGAGGAATGATACTCCAAAAATTATTTCTTACTTGTTCATTACATCCTAAATAAATAATTGCATTTACTGCTTGATGTTCTGTAAAAGGCTGAAGCATTACAGCGTCATGCTCCAATGCAATTAAAGGTTTATTTTGTTCAATGCATTTGCACCACAAGGAAAAATGACTTAACAAGCAACATACTTCTGGTTTTGTCAATTCGTGATTTACAAGACGAAGCCATTTAAGCCATGTAGCGTCTTGGCAATGTTCTGGGACTTTAATTCCTTCAACATTAGGATCAGTACCATCAAAAGCATCGTAAATTTCGGCTTTTTGTCCTACTCTTTTACATGATTCAAGGCATCGAGAAGCTAATTTCTCTGATGTTTCATGACCACGAATGGTGATGATGTAGGCTTTGTCTACTACTAGATCGTATTTTGCGTGTAGAGTTTCATTTAATATTTGCATTAGTACACCAGATTAAATTGATTATAATATTCAGTCAAATATGGCCCAAGTATCTCATCAGGAGGAGTGCTTGTCTTCTTTAAGATTGTTCTAATTAAATGTAAATTTTCTAATCCCCAAGCAGCATCCTTTTCTTCAGCACAAAAATTATGAATGTTTTCATAAAGATGACCCAAATAATGAGGCAAACCTAAAAAGTCATAAATTTGTTTCAACACAATGTCAGGCTTGTTTATCAAGTTTTCATACTCAACAATATGCAAATTATCTCTATAATTTTTCAGTCCAAACTTCATGCTTTCATATGGAGATATAATGTATTCTTCCCATAAGCACTTGGCACGATTGCCAATGTTAATTGGTATTTTTTTTGATTTCAAATGATTGTCAATAAAATTATCAGATTGTTTGTTTTTTTCAATTAATTTAATATAAGAAGCAATTATTTCTGAAACTGGACGAACAGTACAAATTATTTTAGGTTCATCTGTTACAAATTTTTTCAAAGGAACCAAGTTTCGTGGATGACCACGATGTTTATCTAAAATATATTTCTTGTCTATATGCTTGTAAAAGCCTTCGATAATTCCTTTGTAAACATTAGCAGAAACTACATCTTTGTCATAGGTATATTTTTGTTCCAACAAGTTAAAATTCTGATTGGCAAAACAAAGTAAATCTAAAAGAGGACTAGTTGGAGTAACATGAAAATCTGGATTTTGACCTATGATCGAACCTAAAAGTGTCGATCCAGATCTTGGAAGACCAGATAAGAAAAATATTGTTTTCAATTCAAATACCCTAACAAATCTTTAAGTTTTGCCATGGGTTCATCCCAATTTCTTGGTTTTGTTTGCCTTAGCAATGTTACATTTTCACCATACCAAGGGCTTTTCTCTGCTGAGTGGCACCAAGTGTAATATGCTGAAATTGGTACAAAAACATAAACCTTCTTGCCTTGTGATGCTGCCATATGAGCAATGCTTGTGCATGACGTAATAACAATGTCAAGATTACTGATCAATGCAAAAGTATCTTCAATTGTTTCTAGCTTATCACTATAATCAACAACATTAGGGAAATCAACAGTTTCTTCTACTCCATCATCTCTTTGTAGACTAATGAAATGAGCATCAATATGACCAATATTTGAATAAAGCTGAGAGACAGGATAGGATCGATGTAGATCTTGTTCGTAATTCTTACTTCCCTTCCAACGAATACCGATTTTCGGCTTATCTGTGTCAATTTTCCATTTGTTCTGAAATTCTGGACAAGGTTTTAGATATGGTTCTTTCCATAAATCGGCATAGCCAAGATTCAAATAAATTGGTAATTGCATTGAATATGTCCACATGACATCAGGCATATGCAATACTTCTTCCAAATCTTGAATGACAGGATAGCCATTTTTTACAAAAAGATTAGTTATTCCTTGTCTATCATTTTTTTTATTTTTCTGTGTAGCTTCATACCAATAGGCATTAATGCCACGTTCTTTCAAATGATTCATAAATCGAATATTGATGATCTCATCGCCGATTCCTGCTTCGGCATAAACAACAAGATTTTTTACATCTGGAGAGCCTTGCCAAAATGGCAGATTCAAAGCATTATTTTTTGTGAATATTACTTCTGTATTCCAAAGTTTCATCTTGGCTCCACCCAAGAGAAATTGCCTCATCCCTTTTTGGAATTTATCTTCATATAAATAATATGTTCCTAGATTGAATTTAATCTTATCACGAATTTCTTCAGGAATATCATCGCTCAACAATGCGTTTTCAAGTATTTTTTGAGCTTCAGGTTTTCTGTTTAACAAATAAAGAGCATAAGACTTATGAAGTTCAATCTCTCCAGATGATCCTGCTCCTTCATTAAAACCGATATAAGTCATCGCCTCTTCTGGCATATTGGCACTGTTGTAAACATTTATAAGATTGTTTCTTGTTACAAATACATGTTGTGCGCTTGGAGCAACGGTTAAAGATGCCTTACCATGCTTTATTGATTTCTTATATTCTTTTATCTTAAAATAACATTTAGATAAATTGTCATGTTGACCAAATAGTGAAGCTGATTCGGAAAAAGCATCAAGACATTTAATTGCAAGATCTTTATATCCAATTTTTTGAAGAGCAATAATAAAAGGCTCTAGATCGCTTATGCCTTGTGGTTCTTGGCTCATAGGTTCCTGATGTATTGTTCGACTTTGTAGAAGTCCCCTACAATTCTACTGATACGGGAATCTTTATCTTTTTCCACTAACTCTTTGGATGGAACATTTTCACCCATATCTTGAATGAACTTCTCTATTCCAACTAAGTAAGACCATAGCCAATATTTTCTATTTCTAAGCCTTTTTTCAACATCTTTGACATATGTCTTCCAAGGAATTTTCCATTTTTTGAAAACAACTACATACCTCTCCATCATCATACGATTCTGCTCATCGTAAAATTCAAGTTCAAAATCAGGAGAATCCAACATTAAAAGTCTATCTCCTTGATTTCAACATTATGACCTTCTTTCTTCAAAATTTCAATTCTTTTGTTGCTGTGATCTTCCAGATAATCATTAATTTCAAAAACAAAGTCAAAATAATTCAATCTTTCTTTGTCATCGGCTGTTCTTAATCCACGACCCATACGCTGAATAATCATGTGATCAGCCTGACCACCAGCAGCATTAATTAAATTGTTTGGGTGAACATTGATTCCCGTATTAAAAATCTGCTGAGTTGCAATCGCAATTAAATCGCCCTTAGCCTTCTGCAATTCTTTAATTACTGACTTTCTGGTAACAGCATTGTCTTTGCCTTGAACCCAAAGACTGTTGGGAAGAAGCTTGTTCAAAGCATCTCCATGAGCAATACGATCAACTAGAATAAGAGTTCTACCTCTTAAACTCTTGGCAAGACGAGTTACAACATCATGAAAATGAAAGCTTTCGGCAATTCCACGAGTTACTGCATCAATGTAAATGTCATGTGGAATCTTAGGCTCACGAATTGGATAGAATATACACTTGCTCTTTGCCAAAATTCCACGGTCTTGCAATTCAGAAGTAGTTAGAACTCCACCTTCTGCCGACTTAATCTTCAAGATTGGCCCGAAAAAACCACGAACATAAAATTTTTGAACTTGGTCTTTACCACCAAATTTGAAAGGAGTTGCACTTACTGCAACACGAATATCAGCAGACTTGAGACGACGATAAACAGCTTTTGGCAAAGTACTCATCATATCATGAATTTCATCAACAATAAGAACTTTGATTTTAGGCAATACTTTTTCCATTTTGGCAACAGATTGAACTGTTGCAACTGTTATCATACTTGGATTTACACTTCCACCCCATAATGATCCAACATTAGGAAGACCCCACTTAACAAACTCATCGTAATTTTGTTGAGCCAAACTAGCCCTATTCTGCAAAACCAATGTAGGTGTATTAGGAGCAATAGTTTTAAGGATACCGAGCATTACCAATGATTTTCCAGCAGAAGTAGGAGCATAGATAACACCTCTGCGATGTTTGACAACTTGATTAATCATTTCAACTTGGTAATCATAAAGCTCAAGAGACTTGATCTTGTCGCCAATACTGTTCGTTTCTGGAAGCCATTGATTAAGAAAAAGTTTGTCAACTTCTTGATAAGCGAATAGACTCTTAGTTCTCAAGTCTTCAACTGTATATTCTGTTTTGAAATGATTCAAGACAGCACTAACTTCAGGAAGCAAACCAGTCAAAAATTTACCTGTTTCTAATGCAAAAAAATTGATGAAGCCGTCCCACTTTTTCATCTTGTAGGCACGGTTGTGAAAGTAATTCTTATCACGGAAACGTAATCTGTCCCACAACTCAGTTCTGATTTTCATATCATCAGACAAGAAAAAAGAATAATCATTGTTGATTCGGAGGATGTTGGTCATCTTTTTTTAACTTCTCCTGAGATTGCACTTTTGCACGAGACTTAGTCAGACCAGATCTTGGTCCTGTAGTCTTCCTCTTTTTCACCTTTTTTCTTCCGCAACACATTCTTTATTTATCAACTTGTGTCTCAAAAGTTTAATCACAACTAAAGCGTCTTCAAGAGCAGTATGGGCAACTTCTCCTGCGATGCCTGCTCTTTCCATGCATTTTTTCATGTCAGGAAGAGAATGATCATTTTCCAAATCAAAATACAATATAGCAGGATCTATAGAGCGATTAAGAAAGTAAATGCTTCCCCAATCCTTGATTTTTGATTTAAGGAAAGGAATGTCGAAAGAAGATAAATTCTTACCTGCTGGATTTATATAAATATTGCCATTTTTATCATTTTGATTATAACCATTTTTGAGAAAAAAGGCGGTAAGAGCGGTTGGCAAGTGATCTATGGGCATGAAATAAATGTCTTGGTCTGGGCAATATTCCAGATTTTTCTTTTTAGCCATATCAATTTTTTTGAATATTTCTGAATGCATACTCAAAGCGAATGGATTACCCTTATAGTTATCCTGCATAAATATAGCTTGGAATCGAGGAAGTTCTTCAAGTGGTTTTGGGTTTTTCAAATCATCCAAAACAACAGCAAACTGTAATATGTCACAGTTTTCCTGAGAAAGACCTGTTGTTTCAATGTCAATGCTGGCGAATTTCACGATTTTGGCCTCATTAGAACGGTCTCCAAGTGCTTATTGTACAGGAGTTTTTGAGAAAATTCAAGAAGAATAAGTTTTGTGGCATCAAGTGCTAAATATATAAGGAGAAAAGTCAAATATGGCTGATGATTACACAATACTTAATCCCGGCGTTGGCGGGGATGTCATGGATGAATCACTTGTGGTTTATCCATCGTCTCCGACCAATCGTAAAAGACCCCGTGTTGTCATTACAGGGGAAGGTATTGATGACATAGTCCCAGCGCAAGTGACTAATCCTATTGGAGATGAGTTCGGTTTAGTAACTCGGCCAATAGTTCCTAGTTATCCCGGGACTGAAGCAAATACGTTTGGAGATGTAGCTCTTGTTTTAACATCAACCGAAACAACAGTTGTTACTTATACTGTTCCAGCAGATAAAACATTTTATTTTATTGGGGTTAATGTTAGCGGAAACGCTAATGCGCTTTTTAAGCTTTATGTTGATGGCGATCCAGTTCTAGCTGGTCGTAGTTCAGTGGCAAATTTAACACTCAATTTAACTTACAGTTATTCTCCGATCAAAGTCCCAGAAGGAGTTACAATCGTTTTGAAAGTAACTCATGAAGCTTCTGTTGGTTGTGACTTTGAAGGAACCATACTTGGTTATATTCTGTAAAATTTAACCTTCTCTCCATCTACTCCAGAATGTATTATTCCTAACCATTTCTTCGTAGGTATGGGTTGCGAATCTCTTATGTGCAGCGCCAGCCCTTATTCCAGAAAGTCTCACTACCACTTCAATTTGATTATTGATAAGCTTATCGCTTTCCACATCAATAATAATAAGATTGTCTCTCACATAAGCTCCAACAATAACTGGCATTGATGGAACAACACTTACAGGTTTTATTGTGTTAAAGGCACAAACTTGTAACAACCGATCATCAATAAATTTTGAAACATTTTCTGTTTTATGTCCAAGTCCACCAACCTTGAATATGACGATATCTTCAAATCTAACTTCTGGCATTTCTACACATATAAGCTCAACATATTCAGTTCCTTGAGAAGTAACAACAGGAAGGATCGCATACTTATCACCTTGTGGACCTTCTGCGCCTTGTGCGCCTTGTGCTCCGGCTGAACCTTGCAATCCAGAACCATTTTCGCCGGGAGGACCTTGTTCTCCTAGAGGACCCGGCTCACCTTGATCACCTTGATCGCCTTGATCGCCTTTAGGCCCTTGTGCTCCTGTTTGGCCTTGAAATCCAGCTGGTCCACCTTGATTTCCTTGTGCCCCAATTGTACCCTGATTTCCTTGATAACCTTGATAACCTTGATAACCTTGATTCCCTGTTATTCCTGTAAGTAAGCTATAAATTTCTTGATTTACTAATGCGTTTCCAGAAACAAAATTGACTGGAACTGAATAATAATCTATTGGAAATCCAGAATATCCCCCAGACTGGTAGCCAATGGGACTTCCATTTGAATTAAATATTGCTAAATTTGTTGTATTGTCGGATTCAATGTAAATGTAATTATTTACAATAAAATCTTCGATGTAATTTCCTTCATCTATACCGTTATAATCAACTTTTTTGATGTAAATCTGAGTTACATTACTTATTGTTGCATTATTAAAGTGAATATAACCAGCAGATGGAGCTTGATTACCATATACCGACTCATACTTATATTTTGGACCAAATAAAGATCCTTGATTTCCTTGAATGCCTTGAAATCCATCGGCAGGACCTTGAAAACCTTGATTTCCTTGGTTGCCTTGATATCCTTGTCTTCCTTGATATCCTTGTCTTCCTTGGTTACCTTGATATCCTTGGTTACCTTGATATCCTTGGTTACCTTGATATCCTTGAAATCCATCGGCAGGGCCTTGCAATCCCTGATTGCCTTGGAATCCTGCTCCTTGATTGCCTTGATTTCCTTGTTCTCCTTGATTTCCTTGGTTTCCTTGGAATCCTTGTCTTCCTTGTGCGCCTTGTCTTCCTTGAAAACCATTAGCTGGTCCTTGGAATCCTTGGCTTCCTACGTTGCCTTGACTGCCTTGAAATCCAAAAGGATATGCTTGATATCCCTGAGTTCCTTGGTTTCCTTGATAGCCTTGACCACCTGTTCCAGCAACACCTTGACTCCCTATTGATCCTTGATATCCTTGATATCCTTGATATCCTTGAAATCCATCAGCAGGACCTTGTAATCCCTGATTGCCTTGTAGTCCAGTGCCTGTAATGCCTTGCGGTCCTTGAACACCAGATTCACCAGCATCTCCTTGATATCCCAAGTTTCCTTGATATCCTTGGAATCCTTGATTTCCTTGAAACCCTTGGAACCCTTGATTTCCTTGATAACCTTGGAATCCTTGGAATCCTTGATTTCCTTGATAGCCTTGTTCTCCCTGATGACCTTGGAATCCTTGAAAACCTTGATTTCCCTGATAACCTTGTTCTCCTTGATGACCTTGGAACCCTTGGAATCCTTGATTTCCCTGATAGCCTTGTTCTCCCTGATGACCTTGGAACCCTTGGAATCCTTGATTTCCTTGATGGCCTTGGAATCCTTGGAATCCTTGATTTCCCTGATAGCCTTGTTCTCCCTGATGACCTTGGAACCCTTGGAATCCTTGATTTCCCTGATAGCCTTGTTCTCCCTGATGACCTTGGAACCCTTGGAATCCTTGATTTCCTTGATGGCCTTGGAATCCTTGGAATCCTTGATTTCCCTGATAACCTTGTTCTCCTTGATGACCTTGGAACCCTTGGAATCCTTGATTTCCCTGATAGCCTTGTTCTCCCTGATTTCCTTGGAACCCTTGGAATCCTTGATTTCCTTGATGGCCTTGGAATCCTTGGAATCCTTGATTTCCCTGATAGCCTTGTTCTCCCTGATGACCTTGGAACCCTTGATAGCCTTGGTTCCCTTGATAGCCTTGATTTCCTTGTAACCCTTGGAACCCTTGATAGCCTTGGCCTCCTTGGAATCCATCGGGACTACCTTGCAGCCCTTGATTTCCTTGGTAACCTTGATTTCCTTGATAACCAGCCCCTTGTTCTCCCTGATTACCTTGATTTCCCTGAAATCCTTGGAATCCTTGAAATCCTTGTTCTCCCTGATTGCCTTGATTTCCTTGGAACCCTTGATAGCCTTGGTTTCCCTGAAATCCTTGGAACCCTTGGAATCCTTGGTTTCCCTGATAGCCTTGTTCTCCCTGATTTCCTTGGAACCCTTGGAATCCTTGATTTCCTTGATGACCTTGAAACCCTTGGAATCCTTGATTTCCTTGATGACCTTGGAACCCTTGGAATCCTTGATTTCCTTGATAGCCTTGTTCTCCCTGATGACCTTGGAACCCTTGATAACCTTGGCCTCCTTGAAATCCATCGGGACTACCTTGCAGCCCTTGATTTCCTTGATTTCCCTGAAATCCTTGCAGCCCTTGATAACCTTGATAGCCTTGTAGCCCTTGATAACCTTGATGACCTTGATTTCCTTGGTAACCTTGGAATCCTTGAAACCCTTGGAATCCTTGATTTCCCTGATAGCCTTGGAATCCTTGAGATCCTTGAGCGCCAGTTATGCCTTGAGCGCCAGTAATTCCAATAGTACCTTGGAATCCCTGAAATCCTTGATATCCCTGAAATCCTTGATATCCTTGGAACCCTTGATATCCTTGGAACCCTTGATATCCTTGGAACCCTTGATATCCTAGTCCTTGATATCCTTGGAACCCTTGAAAACCTTGATATCCTTGTTCACCTTGCAGACCTTGATAGCCTATTTGTCCTTGGTAACCAGTTAATCCAAGATCTCCTTGTGCTCCTTGAGTTCCTTGAAATCCTTGATATCCTCTATCTCCTTGATTTCCTTGGTATCCTTGACGACCTTGAAATCCTTGGATTCCTTGATATCCTTGGTATCCTCGCTCACCTTCGCTTCCTTGTTGTCCTACATATCCTTGTTCACCTTGATTTCCTTGATATCCTTGATATCCTACATCTCCTATATTTCCAGTTTCTCCTTGATATCCTAGTCCTTGATATCCTTGTTCACCTTGATTTCCTTGGTATCCTTGATTGCTTTGATATCCTTGATATCCTGTTTCTCCTTGATATCCTAGTCCTTGATATCCTTGTATTCCTTGATATCCTTGGTATCCTTGGTATCCTTGATTGCTTTGATATCCTTGATATCCTGTTTCTCCTTGATATCCTAATCCTTGATATCCTTGTTCTCCTTGATATCCTAGGCTTCCTTGATTGCCAGTTAATCCAACATCGCCTTGTTCGCCTTGTCTTCCTTGTCTACCTTGATATCCTTGATATCCTCTATCTCCTTGAATTCCAGTAAATCCTTGATGACCTTGATAGCCTTGATTTCCTTGATATCCTTGTTCGCCTTGATTTCCAGTATCTCCTTTATTTCCTTGACTTCCTAGTATTCCTTGAAATCCTTGACTTCCTAGTATTCCTTGAAATCCTTGATATCCTTGTTCGCCTTTATCTCCTTGATATCCTTGTTCGCCTTGTCTTCCTTGTCTTCCTTGTTCACCTTGAAATCCTTGTTCACTTTGATAGCCTTGTTCGCCTTGATTTCCTTGGAAACCTTGAAGCCCTTGTTCGCCTTGATTTCCTTGGAAACCTTGAAGCCCTTGGAATCCTTGGTTGCTTTGGTATCCTTGATATCCTAATCCTTGATATCCTTGGAATCCTTGGAATCCTTGGAATCCTTGGAATCCTTGATTTCCTTGGAATCCTTGGAATCCTTGATTTCCTTGGAATCCTTGTCCTTGGTTTCCTTGATTTCCTTGGAACCCTTTTTCGCCTTGATTTCCAGTTGATCCTTGATTTCCAGTTAACCCTTGACGGCCTTGAAATCCTTGTCGCCCTTGTTCTCCTTGGAACCCTTTTTCGCCTTGATTTCCTATTAAACCTTGTCTTCCTTGATGTCCTTGAAATCCTTGTCGCCCTTGTTCTCCTTGGAACCCTTTTTCGCCTTGATTTCCTATTAAACCTTGTCTTCCTTGATGTCCTTGAAATCCTTGTTGGCCTTGTTGTCCTTGTTGTCCTTGTAATCCAATAGTTCCTTGTAATCCAATAGTTCCTTGTCTTCCTTGATATCCTTGAGCGCCTTGATATCCAGCGCCTTGAATTCCCTGATTGCCTTGTAGTCCTTGAAGCCCTTGAACGCCTTGTGTTCCAATCCCTGTTGCGCCTGTTGTTCCTTGTGCGCCTTTTCCACCTTGCGGTCCTTGAAAACCTTGAACGCCTTGTTGTCCTTGTGCTCCATCAATTCCTTGACTTCCCTTTTGTCCTTGATATCCTTGACCTTGGAACCCTTGATAGCCTTGTAGGCCAATATCTCCTTGAAATCCAGCACCTTGGATTCCTTGTTCGCCTTGAAGACCTTGTTCACCTTTGATTCCTTGTTCGCCCTGAAGACCTTGAATTCCTTGGAATCCATCAGGACTGCCTTGAAGGCCAATAGTTCCTTGATTTCCTTGTAATCCTTGATTTCCTTGATTTCCTTTTGTACCTTGTGCGCCTTGTGGACCCGCAACAATACTAGGACCACCTTGAGCGCCTTGAGACCCTGCTCTTCCTTGTGAGCCTTGGTTGCCTTGTGAGCCAGATTGCCCTTGGTTTCCTTGTGGTCCTTGTTTTGACTGTCCAATTTGAGTCGAAACAACAAAATCTCGCAGATCTTGTGCGGTAATTCCACCTTGGTTATTGTCTGCAAAAACACACAATAATTCTTCTTCTGTTCTTTGCGTTGCTGATTGATTGCATTGATTTGCCATTTTATTCCTATACTTTTTTTGATTTATTATAAAATAGCTTATTCCCAACTATTCCAAAATTGATTGTTTTTAATCATTTCTTTGTATGTGTATTCAACAAATCTTCTGCCGCTAAAGCCCAATCTAATTCCTGATAGTCTAATTGTTAATTTTATTTCATTTTCAATTAACTTTTCGCTTTCTGCTTCGATAAACAAAAATTCACCTTCTATGTATGCTCCAATGTTAATTGGAGCTGATGGAACTACACTGACGACGACAATTGACTGAGGATCGCAAACTTGCACAAAACTATCATTTAATTTAATAAAATCTTTATGATTGTTAGTGCCTTGATTGCCAATAACTGTAAAAACTAAATCTTCAAACCGAACTTCAGGCATTTCTACGCAAGACAAGCCAACATATTTTTCAGAATATTCTTGTATAATTGGAACAATTGCATTTTTAGCTCCTGCTGAACCTTGTGCTCCTTTTGCTCCTGTTGATCCTTTTGCTCCTGTCGCACCTGTTGCTCCTGTGGGGCCTGTCGCACCTGTTGCTCCTTTGGGGCCTGTTGATCCTGTTGATCCTTTCGGCCCTATTGCGCCTTGAGCGCCTTGAGACCCTTTCGGACCAACAACTCCTCCTAAGCCGTTTATTCCTTGTTTTCCTTGTGGGCCTATTGCCCCAGTTAATCCTATTGCTCCTTGAACTCCAATTAATCCTTTTTCTCCTTGGCGACCTTGAAATCCTTGGTGACCTTGAAATCCTTGGCGACCTTGAAATCCTTGATGACCTTGAAATCCTTGGCGACCTTGAAATCCTTGGCGTCCTTGATGACCTTGATATCCTTGATATCCTTGATGACCTTGATATCCTTGGCGACCTTGAAATCCTTGACGACCTTGATGACCTTGATATCCCTGAAAACCTTGACTGCCTTGATAGCCCTTTTCTCCTTGACGGCCTTGAAATCCTTGGCGACCTTGAAATCCTTGAAAACCTTGATTTCCTTGATTTCCTTGAAATCCCTGACGACCTTGAAATCCAATAGTGCCTTGAAAACCGTCTCTTCCTTGTAAACCTTGATTTCCTCTTTCTCCTTGATTTCCAAAGTCTCCTTGAAGTCCTTTATTTCCTTGTCGTCCTTGAAGTCCTAGATTTCCTTGTTGTCCTTGGTTTCCTATGCCTACAGATCCTTTTTCTCCTTGTTGACCCTGATTCCCTTTATCCCCTTTTACTCCTGTTAATCCTAATCCTCCTTGTGGTCCCGTTAGTCCTTTTTCTCCTTGCAGACCTTGTCTTCCTTGTCTTCCTTGATATCCTTGCTCTCCTTGCTCTCCTTGTCTTCCTTGATGTCCTTGTCTTCCTTGAGATCCTATTCCGGGTCCTTGATAACCTTGAGTTCCTTGAGTTCCTTTAGTTCCTTGATATCCTTGATATCCTTGTTCTCCAAGCTGTAAAGCTTTGACGTAGGCGGAATTATTGATTAATAATTCTTCTTTGTTATCAAAATTTTCTTGATTACCTTGATTTATCATTTTTTTCCTATTTGAAGCTATTTGAGAAGGCGCTGCCAAATTGCTTATATTGTCCTTGATAACTTGTTTGCTTGATATACTTACATTGACGATATGCTTCTTCATAAGAAACAGTGCGAGGAACATAAGCTCCATCGCTTTGATTGTCTACACATACTTCTGAAGATTTATGTGGAGGACATTTAAAAACAATAGATGGATTGATGCAACACTCGCTCAATCCAGCTGGTAAATTACAAGTTGTTTTTTTTGTTGCCATGTCTTATTTATCGTGCGAACCCATCTATTTTTTTCTATCTTTGGACATCAAATCAATAATGTCTCCTAATGTTCCTTCTTGGCTTAATATTTTATCTTTAACCTGTTTTTGAATTTTGTCATCTAAATTCTTGAATTCGCCTAAATTGTCAAGTAGGCTTATTAAATTATCAGGCGGATTCCATAATTTTAAAGAAGTTGAAACACTATTAATTTTATTCTTTTTATTATAATTCAATTTTCCTAAAATTAAATCTTTGTAAAAATTATAATCATCTTGCTTATCTTCTAACCAAGTTTGAAAAGAAAAATTTTTCATTTTATTTATTCCAATAATAAATACTGTTTATGCGATTGGTATATATTGCATGAACAGATTGTCTTTCAAATATTGGCTTGTAAAAGAAATGGCCAATTATGGTTTTGGCGATCCACTGGATCAAATTCTAGGTGGCACAGATGTAATGAAAGGTGATGACTTATTTAAAAGAATAAATCCAAATTTAATTATTTCTGAGCTTATAAAAATGCCATCTATTATACCTGCTACTGAAGCAAAGCAAACTTTTAATGATGTGATACAATATGGCGATCAAGCTGGTGCCTTTAAAATTGAATTGACGCCTCTTGGCTCTATGAGAGTTGTGACTCGCAGATTAACAAAAGACTTAGAAGGAAATGATAGTTGGATCTGTAAAAGCATTCATACAATAAGTGATTTTGATGATCAAAGCAATGAATCTAATATTGCGAATGATGTTTATGAAAAAATGAATGAAATAAATCAAAAAGAAATTGATGGTCCAGAGAAAGGGTACACAGAATTAGAACGACTTGCACAAAAATTGTGGTATGCAACTAAAAAGCAACATCCTTCTTATATTATGTTTCCAACACAGTTAAGGAAACAGGATGAAAATTATTACAAGCTTGTCTATGAATTCAGAGGCCAAGGTGTTGGAACTCCATATAACGGAAAAACTGGGAGGGCTGAACAGTTCAACATTGATTTGATCTACTATCCAAAAAAAGGCATGATTAGATGTTTTGGCTACGATATTGACAGTAGTTCAAGAGAAAGAAAGTTTTATGTTCAGCCTTCTCAGTGGGATGAAATGTTTTCCCCAAAGCAAGATGATCATGAAATAGTTGAAAATATCATTAAAATTTTCTTGCAGTACTAAGTTCTCAACATATAATTAATTGTCAAGCAAAAAATTACGAGATGAACAAATGCGTCATTTTTTGTCCATTTCCGACTTCACTAAAGATCAAATTGAAACTGTTTTAGAAATTGCGACAGACATTGAAAAGAATTGGGAATTTTGTCGCCAAATGAACAACAAATGTATTTCTTCGTTTTTTGCAGAACCTTCTACTAGAACCAGATTTTCCTTTGAGCGAGCAATGCATTGGCTTGGAGGAAGATGTGTTACGGCTGCTGATGCATCTTCAAGTAGCAGTTTAATCAAAGGTGAAAGCCTCAAGGATACATTTCGCACCCTTGGCCAGTATTCTGATGCTATAATTATGCGTCATGGTGATTCAAGCTGGCCAGAAATAGCAAGAGCATATTCTCGTGTTCCAGTAATTAATGCAGGAAGTGGATCTGGGGAACATCCAACACAGGCACTTCTTGACCTTCACACAATTAAACAAAAATGGAAAGATGTCAGTAATCTTAAGGTTATGTTGTGTGGAGATCTTAAAAACGGAAGAACAATACACAGTCTTATTGAACTTCTTCACATTTATGGTTGCAAAATATATTATTGCGCTGCCACTGATCATGCAGATTGTGATTTGAGCATACCTGAAAAATACCTTGCAAATATTCCTTGTAAAAATGTTGAAATATGTGACGCAAATGACATTCTTCCAGAAATCGATGTCATTTATATGACCAGAATCCAAAAAGAAAGATTCAAAGGTGTCAGTGGTTCTCTAGATTTCTTTAAGATTGACAAAACCAATATCAATAAAATCAAAGAAAACGCTGCAATTCTTCATCCTCTCCCTAGAAATGAAGAAATTAGTGAAGACATAGATGATGATTCTCGTGCTGACTATCATGAAAGACAAGTCAGGAATGGTCTTTATATAAGAACTGCTCTTTTAGATTACACCCTCTATACAAGTCCCTTACACAAATATTACAGAGAAATATAAATTTTATGAAAGATATAACATGGATGCCTTCTTGGGCATCGTACAATAGAGAAGATCAGGTACATCCACATCAAGAAGAAGAAAAATCACATCTTTTTCATGCTCTTGATATTGGTTCAACTGAATATGAAGTATTAAATTGGATTCATTCTACAATTCGTGTCCTAAAACCAAAATTAGTTTTGGAAACAGGAGCGTATGAGGGAATCGGAACTTTAGCTTTAGCTCATGCCTGCAAACTAAATGGATTTGGAAAAGTTATCAGTATTGAAAATGATTCCAAACAATGTGTCAAAGTCGAAGAAATATTAGAAGAAAATAATTTAAAAAAATATGCAGAAGTTATTTGCTCAGATAGCATTGAATTTCTAAATATAACAAATTATAAATTTGAAATAGGATTTTTTGATAGTGAGACAACTATTCGTGCAAAAGAATGTGAAATTTGTTTAGATCGTAATATTTTAAATAATGTTGCTATATTTCATGATACTTCACCATATCGTCTCGATGTAATTACACCTCAACACATTCAACAAAAGTATAGAAGTGATATTTTTGAACTAGCACGACATCCAAATTGTACAGGATATTATGATTCTTGTTTATCAAGAGGATTTATGGCCTTATGGCTTAAAAATTATTCGTAAGGAAATAATTCTTTAAATTTTTCTCTGACATTGTCATTAATGCAAGACATATAAACATCAAGTTCAAAATTAATTTTCTTATAATCATCTTCTGTAAATATTTTTTTAACAAATGAAGAAATAGCAAGATAATAAGGAGAAATTTTTCCAAGATTAATCCATCGGAAAATATTATTGTTAATATAACATTCTTGCATTTTGTTTAATGTGTGTTCAGAGCCGAATATTTTAGCAAAAAATTCTTTTGTTTTTTCAATTCCATCAATTGCTTTTTGGAATCCAATTCCATTAGCAACAGATTCTGCTGGTTTATTTTTGACTGAGTCGTACCTTTTCTTCCAAAGCTTCCATCTTTTCCAAGCTCTTTCGCCAACTAAGCAGTTTGGATCAATAAGAGGATGATCTTTTCCAGAATTTATATATTTAAGAACTTCTAACTGAGCACGGATATAAAGTGAATATTCATTGTTCTCAAGAATTCCCTGAGTTTCTCTTGCAAGCTTATATGCTATTTTAAATATGAGAGACTTTCTAGGGTCGCCCTTTTTCATTGTTGAGTGACGATAATCAGGAAATGTTTTTCTGCTCTGTTCAAGCCACATTGCAGAAAGATTGCAAGCTTTTGCCTCAAGATCGTCCATATTATACTTTTCAACTGCATCTAAGAGCCACATGTAGTCATCCTCTTTTTTTTCAGACTTCATGTTACTCCTTTAAATTTGGAAAAGCAAGGTATGTATTAAATGAAAATAGCATTTTGCCCATTAGTTAGTCGTGATATGGACAAGGCAATTCGTGCCACAAATTCTTGTCGCAATCAATTTTCAACCGAATCCATTGAAATAGAAACAGTTGCAATTATCAATTCTCAAAATCAAGAATTTGTTTCTCATTTTTCAGAATGGTGCGAAAAAGAGAATGTCAAATATAAAGTTACAGAATCAAATGGCACTCCGAGTAAGGGTAAAAACTCTGTATTAGATTTTTTGCAAAACTCAGAATATGATGGTCTGAGTCTCACTGATGGAGACGACCTATTTTACCCAACAGGCGCAATTCAAATTGAAAAACACATGAGGCATCACCCGGGAACTGATGTTTTAATTGTCAAGCCTTCAGATCAAGTTTTAAATGAACAAACAAACGGCTCTAATCAGATTGGAGAAAATAAATATGCAGTATGTTGGGGCATGAATATTATTAATCTTGGATATAAGTATGGACCCGAAAAGCATGATATATTTACATTAGGTCATAAGGCAGCAAGAAATTTAGGTGGACATGTATTTTATAGTAAAAAATTAAGCAACATGATAAGGTACGATGAAGAACAATTATTGGGAGAAGACCTACTTCTTGAATTCAATCTTCTTAAACTTCATCAAGAAAGTAAAATATCATTTTGGTTAAGTTTTGCTAGTGATGTACAGATGTTAGATAGAACTAATCAAGAAAGCATACAAAAAACTAAAAATAGTAGTTTCGGTAGTGTTTGTTATGAAAGGCTGATTGAAAAAGTAAGGGAAATATTGCCTGAGGATAGAAGTTCTTTTAATGAATTGCCAGTAGAGTTTCCAGAAATTATTTTTAATTATGATCAAAAAATTGAATGGTTGAAGCAAGTTTTTTGACATTTTGGGGCAAATAATATTTGACATTCATGCTTTAATCTGTAGAATATGGTTGGCAATCCCCCAACTGGATTCAACAATGGTTTCGTACTACCTGAGTTGATGAAGGTGCCTAACCTGTGAGGCCCATACCATGGGCAGGTCTTTGTAGTTGTTCTACAACAAATGCTATTACGGGTAGCATTGTTCTCACGGCAGTAGAGGTAAAGTCGAATAGAATTTATGCTGACTTTCATGGCTCCTGTGTCTCCCAAACAAACACAATGCCATGGACTATTCGATCTTAGGTTTACTGCAAAAAAAAGTACGCAAGTCTTCACCAACCAAAAGGTAAAAGCTGAAGTGAATAAGACAGTAACAAAAAGAATAAGCTTAAACGCTAAATTTTTGCTCTACTAATCTTGTTTACCTAATAAGTCATTATTCTTACTGACTTATACAGCAATTACCATTTAGGTCAGCATCCCGTTCCAAAGTTTGATTGTAAATAAAAATTTCAAAAATAAATTGGTCTTGTTTTAACTGGAAAAGTTTTGCAGAATTGGGCCTAGGAGGAACGATCTATGAATTTTGAATCTCTGGCCAAGTTGTTATCTGGAATTGATCAGAAAGCCGTTTTCTTGCGGTTTAATCCAGAGATCATGGACATTGCTGAAAAAGACTTGGAGAATGAGCTTCAGTTCATGCTTTCTGATGGTGTTTCGTTTCAAGTAATGATTCGTGATGATACATTGCCTTTAATTTTGAGTATGTTGCAATTATCACTGTTTTCAAAAGATAAAAAGGTTTTTACTTGGAATTGGAAGAACTTTTCAAGCTATGTTTTGTGTAAGACTGGCAAGAGTCTTGATATAAAGGCTTCTATAATTGATATAAAGATATTAGAATCATTTAGTGGTATTAAAAAAGTTGCTCCTGTTTCGTTTGTTGAGGCGATGAATAGGATTAAGCATTTGGTTTCGTCGGGTTTGTGGAAAGAAAGTGAAAACATTTATCGTAAGATTCATTTACCGTTAATGACGACAGTTCTGCCTCATCTTGAGAGTGTAGGAATATTGGATGTAGAACGTGCTGCCAAAGTACACGCTTACTACGAGATTGATGGTCAGGAAAACGGTCGATTACGTTGTCATGGGGCTTACAAAAAATCATTTGTTCCGCATACAATGGGATCTGATTTGAAAGATGTTTTGAAGCCGATTGGTTGTGATAATTTATTTATGAGTTTTGATTTTAAGGGTATGGAAGTTTTTGTGTTAGCCAACTCTAGTCAAGACTCTAAACTATTGCGTTTGTGTGAGTGTGATGATATTTATTCGGCACTGTTTCAGGTCTTGATGTCAAGTGATCCAGAAAAAAATGATAGGGAATTGGCAAAAAAATGCTTCTTGCCTGTTATATATGGACAGTCGGCCCGATCACTTTCTTTGAGATGTGGTTTGGCGGCTGATGTGGCTGAGAAAGTGGTGGAGCGAATTAGTTCTTTGTTTCCCACTGCTATTTCATTTGTTGCCGATTGCGAAAGCAAAGTTAAAAAAGATGGATACGCAAAGGATATCTTCGGTAAGCGAAGAACAAACTTTGAGGTTGGCAAGGAATATCTTGCTAGAAATTTTGCTGTGCAGTCTCCTGCTGCAACGATATGCCTAGAAAAGTTGATTAAATTATATTTTGCGTTGGAAGGCAAAGCTCAAATTGCTTATACTGTACATGACGGTTACGTTATTTATGTAACTAAAGATAACTGGAAACAAATTTTCAAGAAAAGCATGGATGCGCTTACAAGCGAATCTGAACTTTGTCCTAAACTTCGACTGAAGGTTTCATGTCGTGGTGGACGCAATCTTAACGATTTGAAAGTGATAAAAACGTCTTAAAGGAGAAGAAATGATTGAGATTGTTCACAATTTTCCAATTACTGAAATTGAATTTTTTGATCTTGATAAAAAGTTTTCCAAGCTTTGTTGGCACGCAGCGCATGAATTGAAAAAGAAGAATAGCAATAATAATTTTATTGATGACGCAGAAGATATAAAGCAAGAGCTTCAGATGAGTATGCTTAGGGCAGGAAGCTATTACAAGAGGCAAGTTTATATCGAGAGATGTCTTGATGTAGCTAAGAAGTATGTGAGTGATAATTTTATTCAAAAAGTTTTGGAAGAGCTTCAAAATCTTTGGGAGAATAGAACTCGTCACGGAGCCAACCGACAGAAATATGGTTGCTTTCAAGAAAATTTACTTGAAAACATTATCAATAGATTTGTTCCAAAGGATCAGCAGCCTAAAAAAGATGCTCCTTTGAAGATTGACACTAAGTTCACGACATATTGCAAGGCAATTGTTTGGAATGGTCAGAAGAGCATGGGTAAAAGAATTACCCGTGAAAAATCAATTCGTAGTGGTATGGTTTCATTAAGCGAGTTTGATTTCCTGCATTGAGATCAATATAATATTTTGAGCAGTATAGTTCGCCGTCCTGACCATATTTTATAAAATACATTTAATTAATTTACATAGTTCGCAATGGCTGAGTTTAACGGCGTGCTGCTCATTTTTTTCAAATTAATCTAGATGATTTCATATTTTTGTGTTATTCTGGTGTGAGCCTACAGGAATAATTGATGCGTGAACTCACACCAGAAGAACAAGCCAAGCTTGAATCAATGACTGACCCAGAAGTCATTAGGCCTAAATTTGCATGGGATGATACTTTTCAGCGCAGATTGTTGGCGATGATTTTGACTGATGATTATATGCTTGTTCAGTCGATGGATAAAATTAAACCTGAATATTTTAGCAATGAGGCTCATGTAATTATTTGTCGTATTCTTCTTGAATATTTTAGCACCAAAAAGTCTATACCAAAGGATTGGATACTTCAGCAAGAATTATCTAATGCCCTTAAAGATCGTGATCGTACAATTCAGTTGCATTATCAAGCTGAATTGAAAAGTGTTTATGACTATTATGTCCCGGGAGTTGATTCTCGTGAATACCTGATAGACAAGGTAACATATTTTGCTAAAGTTCAAGCTGTAAAGCTTGCTTTCCATTCTAGTTTGGAAAAAATGCAAGAGGCTCCTGAAGATGAAAAAACATGGAGTTTTGTTTACGAAAAAATGCGTGAAGCCATGCTCGTGGATAGGTCTTACGAACCGGGTCTTGAATACTTCATGAATATTGACGAAATGTTTCGTCGTATGGATGATGTATTCATTGGTAAAGATAGATTCACATCGGGTTTCCCAGCGATTGACAATGCCTTGACGGGCGGCGGATTGTTTGCTGGTCAGATTGGAAGTTGGATTGGCTTGCCGGGAACTGGTAAGTCTCTAGCTCTAGTAAAAACTGCTGTTCAGAATGTTTTACTTGGCCATAAGGTTCTTTATATTACATTGGAAATGGATGAGCTTGGTATTGTTCAGAGATTTACAAGTCAGTTTGCCAAGATGGACATCAATAATCTTCGTGATATGAAGGATGAAATTAAAGCAACTATTGAAGAATTCAAAAAGGAAAAAGAAGATCCAAATCTATTGCACGTCAAACAGTTTCCCGGCGGTCAGATTGATGTCAATGGAATTAGAGCATATATGGCGCAATTAGAATTAAGAGGATGGAAGCCTAATGTTTTAATTGTTGACTATGTTGGTGAAATGAAAGACGATCCATCAGTTAAAAAATATGAAAGTGCTTATCGTATTTTGCGTGATCTTCGTGGTTATGGAGTTGAAAAAGGTCATTGTACATTTACATGTGTTCAGCCAAACCAAAGTGCTGCAAAACTTGAAGTTGGTCAATATATTGATGAATCTAATATTGGCACTAGCTTTGATCAGTTCAAACCTCTTGATGCTTTCTGGTCAATTAATCAGCAAGTTCTTGAAAAAGATGCTGAAGTTGGAAGGGTTTTTGTCATTAAGCACAGGAATGGTCGGTCAAGGTTTGCATTTAAGATTGGCTTTGATTATAAGATTGGTACTCTTGACATGTTTGAAATATCGAAGGATACATATCGTGAAAGAATGAACTTGATTCAGGAAAAGAAAGCTGGAGAAGTTACTATGGACAATGTAGGCGATGCTCCTTCGGGCAAGAAGCAGCGCAGTAAAAAGGGATTTGTTCCAGAAGAAGACACCTACGAGGCATAAAAATGGCTAAATATAAAGTTTTTGAAAATGTTCTGAATGAATATGTCAATCATCCAACTCAAGTTTTGGTTGACGAAGTTGAGGCTAATTCTCCGCAAGAAGCCGCCAATATTATTCGTACTATCCATCCCAACAAGGTAAGTTTGACAATTAATGGTCAGCAATTTGAGGGATAATTGTGAGACAGTTTGAAAACATAAATGATGTTGCTAAAATCTATAATAGTCCTAAATATGGACTTGGTCCTGATGGAGGTCATCCTCCAGATCAATTTGATCGTAGTTATTTTACTGCTGATAAGGCTTGTTTTTTTATTGGAGAGTCATTATATGGCCATTGATGCACCTTTGGAAAAAGTTCGAGTAACAGTTCAGGGCAAAGAGATTATTCTCGACCCTGATAACATGAAATATAATGAAAATAATCTCCCAGAATATATGAGCAAAGAATATGGATGGGTTGATTATTTGGGTAAACAACTGGAATATGCTCAGAAAGAATTATTGATTGCAGAAGTTGATTCGGAAGCGATTTATAGTTTGAGATTCATTGAATCAAAAGACGCTGGAAATTCAGATAACTATGCCAAGGCTTATTCAACAGCAAATGTTGATGTTGTTGCTGCAAAAAGACATGTTATCGATAGGAAAGAAGTTGTCGGGCATATCAAGGCTCATTTGAAAGCATGGGACAAGAATCATGAAAATGTACAAAATAGAGGCCATTCTTTAAGGCAAGAAATGAAAGTTCTTAATCGTGATATTTACGATACCGATGCTAATAAAACCGATGCTAATAAAAATTCTTGCACATTTGAAGATTATTTAAAATAAGATTGACTTAAATTATTTATTTTGTATATTGTCTCTAGGAAGGGGACATAACATGTCAGAACCGACGATGCGATGGATACTGCAAAGCGACATTTCTTCAATCATTGAGATAGAAAATCAATGTTTTCCTTTTCCTTGGGATGAAAGGGATTTTGATATTTGTCTTAAAAATAAAGACAATGTTGGTCTTGTTATTGAAAAAGATCATAATATAATTGGGTATCTTATTTTCAGTTTGGGTAAAAATTGTTATAATGTTATAAGTTTGGCTGTTGATCCCAAAATGTGTCGTAAGGGCTATGGGAATCGCATGATCCAATATTTGATAACAAAAATTAGATCTTCAACACAAGGTCCGAGAAATAAAATAAATGTGATTGTCAGTGATCAAAACTTAAATTGTCATCAATTTTTAAAGGCAATTAGTTTTACTGCAATAAAGGTTCGTAAAAATTATTTTGGTCCACTTCACGATGCTTATGAATTCGTTCTTGATATGAATGAAGTCAAAAAAAATATTGTGAAAAGAAACTATAAGGCTAAGAAGAATGCATAGGACATGTTGAGGATCTAATGGTAGAAAATAATGATTTGACAGGATTTATCAGCAATGATATTCCTGTTCTTGGCAATGATGAAAAAAGACAATGTGGAGATTTGCCACTTGTTTATGTTGACAACTTGAAGAAAAATACGATAGGCAAAAAAATACCTTTTGATTTGTCACCGCAATATTTGTGGAATTTATTTCTGAATCAAAACGGAAAATGTAGCCTGTCTGGAATGCCATTAGAATTTAATTCATTTGATTTAGAAGGTGATTTTTCTTCTGTCTTTTTAGACATGATAGATCGTTCCCTTGGATATATTGAAGGGAATGTTCGTTGGATACATAAAAATTTAAGTATTATGCGAGGTAGTTTCACAGATGATGTTTTTCTTGAATATTGCAGAAGATGCTTTTTAAATAATTATTCTATTGGGAAAATTGAAAGGCCTACTTTTGATGAATACTTTCTAAACATAGCATTTGATGTTTCTTTAAGATCAGATGATCCTGATATTAGACATGGATCTGTGATCGTTACCAGTCAAAATCATATTATTGGAACTGGATATAATGCGACAATTCGTGGATCGGATAAGAGCAAAATTCCTTATAAAATAAGAGATAAAAAAAGATTATGGATGATTCACGCAGAAGAGAATGCCATTTTGAACTGTACCACAAATCCACTTACCATAGGTGGATCTAAAATATACATAACAGGAACTCCATGCGTTAATTGCTTGCAGAGAATTATCAATTTTGGCATAAATGAAATAATTTATGCCAAGAGAGTTGGTTCTATTACGGAAAACGATGAAACAAATAAAATGAGACAAGATATAATTTTAATGTCTGGAATTAAAATTCGTGAATTTGATTTAGATAATGTTTGGTTAAAGAAAGCGGTAGATGTCAATTAGCTTTACATTCTTTTTGAAAAGCATCGATTATTTCTTCAAATCTAATATCGCTCATACAAGGTTTTATAATTTCTTTTGATTTTGGACAGATTGTGCAATTATAGCATGGACCACAATCCCAATTGCCATTGTCACGATGTCTTTGAACCAATGTGAATTTGTAATATTTACCGTATACTTTTCCATCGGTAAATGAAAAAATTCCTACTAATGGTTTTTTTAAAGCTCCAGCAAGATGAAATGTTCCTGTGTCAATCGATATGACATAATCTGCTGCTGCTGTCAATCCTGCCCAAGCAGAAAGTTCTATATTAATAAATTGAACAGTATTTGTTAGTGTGAATATTTCAATTGGCTCTTTGTGAATTGTAAAAACAAAGAACCCAAGCTCTTTGAGTTTGCTTATTGTTTGGTAGGTAGTTTTTTCTGGCAGACTTTTAGCTTGGCCGAAATTGTCTTTTGTTGATTGAGTTGCGAATAAAACAGTTGGCAGTTTTTGTGGATTAAGTTCTTCAATAAATTTTTTATAAAGATCTACATCATTAATTTCCATGTGACAGTTGTGATTCGTAAGTTCTACACCACAACTTTTCGCCCATATGTCACTGCGATGGTCAGTATTTCTCCCGCCCATTTTACTTTCATGAACACGACAAGCTGTGCTTATGTCAAAAATAATGCCATAATCTCTTTCATTGATTTCTTCTATAGGCACCCATTTTGCAAATGGGTGATTATTTGCAAAATCTTTATATAATTTAGGACATGTGTAGGTTAATTCTATTTCTGGCATGTGTTTTTGAAAATCTTCAAACATCATTCTTTGCATGATGATATCACCATGACCACCATACTTTCTTTTAATTAAAACCTTATTTCTTCTCAGAAAGTGTTCTTTTAGACTTATTGGTTCAATTTGTTTTTTCTTAACATAAGGAAACATATATATATTGTCTCTTTTTACTACCTCGGTATTACAATTATAAAAGTTCAGGCTGTCTGTATGGATGTCGGATCATTATGTAATACCTGAAACCTTAATGCAGGAAAAGGATGCTTTGAGGCACTTTTCAAAGGCAATTCAAATAAGTTTAATTAAAAACTTGAAATCGAGACAGAGAGGTTAACCTTGTTGGTTTAGCCTCTCTACACAAATGTTTTAAACTTAGTTAATGCTGAAGCAATTGTCTGGTCAATGTCCAGATATTTATATTCACCAAGCCTTCCTCCAAAAGTGATTTCTTTGTGGTTTGTTTTAAGATCTGCGTACTTATTGTATAGTTCGCTGTTTTTATCATCTCTGATTGGATAGTAAGGTTCGGGATGATCTTTAAATGCAACTGGAATGTCATATGAGACAACAGTTTCTTCTTTCGATTGCAGCTTGACTTCATAATGTTTTGGATTGTTTTTGTAAAAATGCTTATGCTCTATTGTCCTGATATGTGGCACAGACATGTCTACATGATTAAACACAGCATTCCCTTGATAGTCGCCATGCATTTTTTTGTGTTCAAATCTTAAAGTGTTGTATTCCAAAGATCCAAACTCATAGTCGTAAAACTTATCTATTGGTCCTGTGTAGATCAGATGTTTGGCATAATCACGCCATTTGTTTCTAATTGTAAAAAAATCAGTATTGAGTTCTGTTTTAATTCCATCAAGCATATTTTTTATTGTTGCTGAATATCCTTCATTTGGAATGCCTTGATATTTTGTTGTGAAATAATTTTCTTCATAAGTAAGTCTTATTGGCAGTCTCTGAATTATTGAGGCTGGAAGATCTCTAGGTTCTTTCATCCATTGTTTTTTAGTGTATCCATAAAAGAATAATTCATAGATTTCCTTGCCAACTCTGTCTAAAGCCCATTCTTCAAAGTTTCTAGGATTTTCGCATGGTATCCGCACATCTTGCAGTTTACGGTATGCTTCTTCTGGATTGATAACTCCCCATAATTGATGAAGAGTCATCATGTTAATTGGGAATGAATAAACATTTCCTTTAGATAAAACTTTTGGTTTGTTTGTGAAAGGCATAATTGTTGTGAATTTATTAATGAAGTCCCAGACTTCTTCGCTTTGAGTGTGGAATATGTGCGCTCCATATTCACTTACAATAATGCCATTGTCCCATTTTCGATCATATGTTGCGCCAGCAATGTGATTGTTTTTATCAATTACAAGGCACTTTTTGCCAGCATCTGTTGCTTTTCTTGCAAAAGTGGCACCAAAGAATCCTGATCCCACAATCATAAAGTCAAATTCAGGCATTTTATTTACCCCCAGCTAGATGATCACTCAAACATCCCGCTAAGTATGCGTCACAGTATTCTTTTTGTGAACTCCAACCGTATTTGTAATAATTTCTATTTCCAAGAAATCCAGTAACCCAAAAATCAATATTGTTTTCCATTCTATAGCCCCATGCGGTGAATGTTGGAATTTTCGCTGCTGGTCCCCAGATAGCAGCCCAACTGTCACAAGCAAGAACAATATCAGCACGATAAATTGTAAATGCCAATGCTTCTAATATCGACCAAGATCCAATTTTATTTTTTGTTTTTTCAATACTTTCTTTTTTCATTGTTTTTTCTATCGGATCATTTTGCCCACCAACCATGTAAATATCATAGCCTTTTTCATGTAATAATCCTATGCATCTGTCCCATATTGGTATATACCAATCTATAAATTGCTGTGGCTTTAGATCGATACTTACTGGTTGAAGAACTGCTATTTTATTTTTTGTATTAATTTCTGGTGTAAAGTCTTTTAAATCAATCCATTCTTTTATGTCGTGTTCGTCTCGTGTGAGCATTGGTTGATAAATTTGACAATTATATTTTTTGCTGAAATAAAATGAATTTTTTTCATTATAATCAACATCATATTCAATTTTTTTGATAAATTTGCATCTTTCAAGTATAACTTTTACATTAGGATTTGTTTTTGTTTCTTTTCCATGTGATTTAAAAATTGGTGATGTATGGATTATTGATGCATCGTGACCAATGGCACACATGGCAATATTAGCCCTGCACAGATTTAGTCCTGTGTCTCCAATGGCTCCTGTTTCAAAATAAATATGTAAGTCTGACATCTATTCTAATATAAGAGTGAAATTTTATGAAACAAATTGATTTGAAAAAACTTAAGTTGGATGTAGATGTTCATTTGAAAAAAGAATTAATTAGTGGTAAGTTATTGCTTGATGGATTCTGTATGATTAATGAGGATTCTAGAAAATCACCATCTTATTCTGATCCAAAATTTACTGCTTTTTATTATCATCTTGGTAAGTACTTAGAGCCTAAATCTTTGTTGGAAGTTGGTTTTGATTTGGGTCTGTTTTCTGGATGCTTTATGATTTCTTGTAAAACTGTAGAAAAATTTTTAGCTTTTCGTGAAAATAAAAAAGATTATTATTTTTCTTCAAAAATTGGTCAAAGGAATATTAAAAAATACTTCAAGGGTCCAATAGTTTTTCATTTTGGTACGATTTATGATGATTTACTTGATAAAAATTTATCAAAACCTTATGATATGATTATAATCACGATGGAGCAAGCATATGATAAGCAACTTGAATATATGGAATTTTTCTGGCCGCACCTAAGTGAAAATGGTATAATGGTTTGTGAAAATATTATTTATCACGAACCAACAAAAGAAGCTTTTAATGCATTTGCTTTTAGTAAAAATAGAGAGCCAATCATTTTTTCAACTCGCAATGGAACTGGAATTTTACAAAAATAAATAAAATTTTAGACTAATTTAATGGAGTGGACAGGAGGTATTTGTGGGATTTGAGTGCTGTTATCACTATTATGAAAAAATTGATGGTGAATATAATAAGGAAGAAACAAAAACTTTTAAGAAAAAGGTTGGCGATCCATTTGACGATGTGCCTGTTGAAAAAGTAGCAGCTTCTATCATGGCACAGATGGCAAGAAGAGATATTCTTATCATTGATGTTGAGATTTATGAATTAACCAAAAAATTTATAAGTTTCAAAGAATCAAAAAGTGGAATTATCATAAAAAATAAAAAGTTTTCTTTTGATGGGGCTGGTGAAGATTCATCATTCATTGCTGTTGAAGAATTACAGCAACTATCAGCCCCATCAACACAACAGCAATATACGGTAACGGAATTTCAGCCAAGTAGCTCAAATATGCCAGCACAGCAGCTTTCAGCCGCTGCTACCCATCCTCACAATGTGAAAAACAATAATAATAAATCTGTCAAAAGATTTGTTGACGTAATGGTTTTTTTGCCAGAAGCATTGCATTTACATCAAGCAAAACAGAAGAATTTGAAATTTACGGTCAATAAGAAATATCCAATAACTGAAAAACGTCCATCGCCAACAGGTGTCGGAGAAATGTTTGTTGTGCAGGATGATACTGGGCGTGAGCAGGTTGTTTCAGACATTTATTTTGTGCCAGCCAATATTAATCTTGTTGCTGATAGAGAATTAAATTTTTCTGAAACCCCAGAAGAAAAAGATGGTGGAAATCTTTATTGGGGCAAATCATCCAATGATCCGGGTATGCCTGATTTGAGAAGGAGATGACATATGTCACTATCAAGAAAGCAAATAGAAAAGCGTAAGGTTCGTGAAGAATCTGTTAGAAAGAAAGTTTTAGAACAAAGAGAAGAAATAAGAAGAGAGAGAAAATTGGTCGAGAACGAAAGAAGTAAAGAGAGAGAAATGCACAAGATAGAATACGGATACACACCACCTGCCCTGCCGGGAAATGCTGAATTGGCTAAAATTAGGCAGGCAGAAAGAGAAAAGAAAATAAGTGAAAAATTAAAGCATAATTTGGAAATTTTGAAGAATTTAGAGCAAGAGTACGAAAACGAACAGTCTAACCGCAAGAATATCAATGATAAATTAGAATCAGAAGGCTACAAAACCATGAAGGAAAAGATGGACGCCCTTCACGAAAAGGCTTTAAGCATGGAAAAAGTAGCAAATGATCTTGCAGAAGCAGCTAGTGAAAATTTTGATATAAATAAAAAATAAAAATATTTTTCAAAATTCATTAAAGTCTTAGTGATTTTTGTCGATAATAAAGTGACGGGGCTGATGAGGCTACCGTCACTTTTACTTTTTACAACGAGGACACTATGTCACTAGACTTTGAACCACTGGATTTGAATGAGATTAACAAAGAGGCTAAAAGAGTCTCTGAAGAAGGTGTTGCCGCTGGAAACAGTGGTGATTATCTTGAAAAGTTTGTCAAGATGCCTGATCGTGATGGCTTTGTAATTATGCGTATTATGCCACGAAAAAAAGGCGGAGTTGTATGGTGTGCAACTCGTGTTCACACATTGAATAATCCATCTACTCGCCAAAAGAAAACCTATCATTGCCCTCGCAATTTAGTGCAAACGGATAAGGGCGAGCGTTGGATGGGCGACTGTATCATTTGCAAGTACTATTCAGATTTGTGGCAAAAATCTGAAGGAAAACATGGCAAAGAACAAGAAGACCTTCAGAATCAGGCAAGAGCAATCAAGCCTGTCGAACGATACTATTACAATGTAATTGTTCGATCTGAAAAGGATAAAGATGGCAACATCAAAAAGAATGTTGGCCCTAAGATTTATTCTTGTGGTAAAACGACTCATTCTAAGATTATTCGTGCAATGCGTGGGGATGAAGCCGCTGGAGAAAAACCATTGGGTGACATTACTCATCCAAGGGATGGACGTGACTTTAGAGTTGTCAAGAAAGTTGTTAAAGGTGGAGGTGGCGCTGAATACCCCAACTATGACAATAGTAAGTTTGAAGAACCAACACCAGCTGGAAGTCTCGATGAATTGAAGTCGTGGTTGGAAAACATCCATGATCTTCAGGCTCTTCGTGTAGTTAAAACGCAAGATGAACTCAAGCACGCACTTCGTGTTCATCTTGGTATGGTCAAAGAAGGTGATGCAAGTGGCACCGATAGCGAACTTGATGAATTCAGGAACGCAGGCTCTGCTACTCCTTCCAAGCCTAAAGTCGTTGAGACAGTTCGAGAAGAATTGGTTGTCAGCAGCACTCCTTCTGTTGCTAAAGAAGAATCAAAACCAAGCGATGATCTAGCCGATGACGACTTCCTGAAAGAACTTTCAGGCATGTAATCAAAACAGAATGGGTGTCCAGAGCATAATCTGGACACCCATTTTTTTTCATTCTCTCAACATAAGGTGGTGTGTTATGGCAAAGAAAAAAGCAAGTGAAGGCGTTGATGATAATTTTTTTGAAAATCTCGCAGAAGAAACTGGAGGCGATGTTCTTGATGCAATCGACTCAGTTAAGTATTTCGTTGACACAGGAAGTCTAGCACTTAATTATATTTGTTCAGGTCAATTCATCACGGGAGGAATTCCCGGTGGAAAATTGACTGAAATATACGGTCCAAACAGTTCATCCAAGTCTCTGCTCGGTGCCAATATTTTGTTCGGCACACAGAAAGTCAAAGGCATTCCTATTCTTATGGACTGTGAGAATAGCGCCAATAAAGAATTCATTCAGATTGCAAGCCATTGTAATCTGAAGCGAATTGTAAGACATACTCCAGAAACACTGGAAGCAGTTTTTTCAACAATGTATAGGGTTATTGAAAAAGCCCGTGAAAAAACGAACAATGAAGTCCCAATCGTCATTGTTTATGACTCGATTGGGGTAAGTCCTTCTGCCCGTGAACTTCGTGAAGTTGCATTGCCAGAAAACTACACGAAAGAACAGTTCAAGAAGATAGTAGGCGGAAATGAACAACCCGGAGAAAGAGCTAAAATTTGCTCAAGAGAATTAAGAAAACTTAACACGGTCATGGAGAAACACAACGCAACAGTTGTGATTCTCAATCAGACTCGTGATAAAATTGGAACTTACATTCCCACCAAAACAACTGCTGGTGGTGGAAATGCCCTTCCTTTCTATGCGTCTTGTCGTCTTGAAACCAAGACAATGCAGAAAATAGAAAAGAAGATAAGTGCTAAGAAGAAGAAGATTCTTGGCATCAATGTGAAGCTCAAGAATGTTAAAAACAAGACTCACAGACCTTTTGTGGAGTCTGAGAATGTTCAGCTTCTTTTTGATAAGGGAATTAATCCAATTAGTGGTCTTCTTTCTTGTTTGTTAGATGCTGATAGGATTGAAATTGCAGGAACAGGATCATTCAAGGTCAAGCCTGCTTTTTCTAATGGCGAAGAAGTTAAATTCCGTGCAAGTATGGATCGTAACGATGTACCCATGGACATTTTATTGAAGTGTCCAGCACTCATTGATGCTAATTCATCTGATCAGGTCGATGCGTATCTTGAGCCTTATAAGCTGGCTATTGCTAGTAGGGCAGAAGATGATTCTGATGTTGAATTAAGCGAAACTGATTCTTATGACGATGAAAGTATCGACGAAGAATTGGAAGGATAATGAGAAAATTAGGAGGCAGCAAATTGCTGCCTCCTAATTGATTTCTATCATAGAAATTTTTTCATAAGTATAAATGTCATTATTTTTTGTAAAGTGTGCAACTTTTTGTAGGCTATCAAGAATAATGATTATTTTGTCTTCTTTTTTACACCATAGTCCTACTGTGTTATTGTTTTCTGAATCAGAAGTTATTTCATTATATAATTTAATTTTTTGATCTGGGAAAAACTTTACAAGTTTATTTGCATTTTTATTTTCTTTATCTTCAATTAAGAATACTTTATTTTCAATTTCTGAAAAAGTTGTTTTTTCGTAATAGTCCATCCATTCCATATATTTGGGACATTTGTCTCTACCAACCCAGTGGACGTGATTTTTGTGGCCACCAAAATAACTGTGAAGCCATAAGTCACTTTCGTGACTTATAAATTTGACTTCTACTCCATAAATTTTCGACATTCGCAAAGCATGACAAAGACCGTGATCGCCATATCCTTCGGGAAATTCTTTTCTTAGTTGAAAATACTTATTGGCTTTTGGGTTTTCGGTGACTTTTTTGATTGCGGCATTACTGGTAATGCTGATTTCTTGTTCATGTGCTGGTGATTCAATGTTTGGCCATAATGTACTATTACGATACCACCAGCCAAAACCAAGTATTGTTAAAAGCTTTTGATCTAATGGGTAAATGTCATAAAGCAATCTACTTGCAATATGATATTCTCTCTCATAATCAAAATACCGATCTAAATTTTGAATTAACCCTTCAAGATCATTGACGCTATCTTCATCTATTCTCATATACCATTTAGCTATATCGGCTTTTAGATACTTATGATAAAAGTAATAAATCTTTTGAGCGACATGGTTGTAGGGGCAATGAATTATATTTATTTCAATATTTTCTGGCCACCCAGTACTTAGCCATTCAAATTCGTCATTATTGTCTTCACTGGCCAGCAAGTTCAATCGTGCTTTAATTTTATTTGTATTAATAAACCCATATTTTTTAAAATCATTAATTCTTGTTTTGATGGTTCTATTTGATGTTTCTACAGGAACAACAATGTCTATATCATATTTCATAAAATTTTATATGCTCCTGCTGCTATTTTTGAAAAAGTATATCCTTCTTTTGAAAGTTCGTTTTTAATTTTCTTTACATAATTGCAAAGATTTGCGTCACTAAAACCATATTTGTTATATTTTCCTTTAAGTTCTTTCAAAACAATTATTTTATTACTTAAAAAATTATTTTTAATATTGTTTTGAATTTTTTTTGCCATTTCACGTTTGTTTGGTTTTTCACAACATGGTGAAATTTTATTTTCTATAACGACATATTCATAGTTTTGTTTTTTTTGTTTTGGGTTGCAAAGAGCAGGAACTAATTCTTCTAGATCTAAAATCGCACCTTCTTTCATGTTGACTATTGATAAATTTGCTTTAAAAATTTTGCAAAATTCAATAAGTTGACTGAAATTTTTCTTATGAGTGAAAAATTTTCTTTTATCTTTAGTTTCAATTAAGAGGCATTTCATGTATTGCTCCTTGTGTCTTTACGACGCCTTTGTAAATAATTATAGGTTTGATTTAATAAATTGCTACTCAAAGTTGCTATTCTTATAATGTGAACAGGGGGTTTTCGATGGAATTTATCAAAGAAAATATTGATATAAACAACCTCCGAAGATTTGGTGCGGAAATTGAAATCAATGCATTTGATTTTAGGAATAGGCCGCTTGGTCACAATGATGGAATATTGCCAGAAGGCACATATTATGTAGCAAATTTAGTACAAAAATCTTCTGAAAAAATAGTTAAAATACACAAATGGGCATATGACCACAACAATAGTGATTGGATTATCAAACCTGACAGTAGTTGTGGCATCGAAATATGCACACCAGTGCTTAAGGGCTGGGCTGGACTTATGGAAACTTGTAAGGTAATTGATGCGCTTGGGAACGATAATAAAATCAATGCTGATGAAAGATGCAGCTTTCACGTTCATGTTGATGTGAGTGATCTTAGCGAGCAAGAATTGGCAAACATTATTACTTGGTGGATTAAATGTGAGCCAGTTTTTATGGATTCAATGCCAACAAGCCGCAAGCGCAATCAGTATTGTCAGTTGCTGGGGCAATCGGAAATTTTTGAAAGAGTTGAAGATGGATTTCATTCTAATGATTATTTGATTCGCAAGCTTGGTTGCTGCAAGTATTATACAATTAACACTTATCATTATTACAACAACAAACGAAAAACGATTGAGTTTAGAATCATGGATGGAGAATGCTGTCTTGATCCATGGACGGCAAAGAATTACATCAGACTTTTATTACATTTTATTGATAGAGCCTTAAAGTTTGGCGTGCCAAACTCTTATTACTCTGGAGATCCTTGGTCTGGTTATTGTTGGCTTGATCCACGAGATGTTTTTGATTTTCTTGGATTCAATTCAAAATACAATCTTTCACCGGGATTGACTCAAGTATATGAATGGTTTCTTGATCGTTTGCATTTAAATTGCAATTATGAAAAATCAAATGGTATAATGGGTAGTAGTGCTAGAAGGTTTGCTCAAAAAGAAATTGAAGATATGTGTTCTGAGTATGGCGAAATGTCAATAAATTATGATGATATATTTAATCCTAATTTTCGTATATAACATTGTTAATTAAACTTAAGGTTTTATGAGTTTTTGCAAATCATCAAAACTTGATGAAATAATCAAGGAAATGAAAAACCTTGGCAATGTACTTGTTCCTTTTAATTATCCCAAAACACTGATTACTTGGGAGGATGATTTGGCAATCTTCAAGGCAAGAGAAGTTACCATAGATGGTTATAATCTTTTTTTACATTATCAAAAATCAGATTACAATGAATATCTTATTGAAACTCTACAAATTCATAACACAAAACACCCATTCTTGCCATTTAATTTAATTTGCAAAATTGGCAAAAGATTTCTTGGGTCAAAGCACTTATCATTAATTGAAATTTTTAAAGATCATAGGAAGATTTATATTTGGTCTGTTTGCTTAGATAGATCTGAAAAACCAGTTCCAATTCCCAATCAATATGACACAGAATCTTGCGAGTATGAAGGGTTCCAGTATATATACATGCAACCTAAAAATGTAGATTTCTTTTAATTTTTCAAAACATGAAGTTTGGTGCGAAGATTTTAACAATCAAATAAAAAAACAATATATAACTTCGCAGCGTCATATACTGACGTTTTCCTTTAACGAGGGTCCAAACATGAAAAAAAGAAAAATTCAGGCTCTTATTGTAGAGCATCTTCTAAAGTACGGACAACTAGAGATACTTCTGCCAGATAGCGTTAAATTGGAAATTGGTACTACTCAAGAAAATAAAAATGGAGAATTAGTAAGAAAAGATGATTATTGTTGGGTCATTGCCTCCAGAGAGGGAAGATCAACAAGTTTGGATGCGTATAATATGGGCTTAAGATTCTCAGATGATGAGAGAGTTTTGGTTTTTGAAGATAAATTTATAGACAGAGACGGCGATAATATCAGAAGATTGGATGTTGTTTAAATTAAATTACCATTCATGGTAATGAAATTTAATGTGCCATCAAAACTTAAATTTAATTCCATTGTACCTTCAGCATACTTGCTGTTGGCAACTGGCGTATTAAATTCAACCCAAATCAAGAATCCATTTTTATTTAAATGGAATCTTGATAAGGTGACTCGTATACCTTTGTTTTTTATTTTTTCGCTTGATATAATATCGAGGCAGTTAGCGTTTTCTTGTACGTTTTTCAGTACATACGCCATCAGCTTGGAACTGTTAATAAAGTGTGTCCAGTTGGCGACTAAAAGAGATTCTAGTTTGTCAGCATTAAAAATATCCACACTTTTCTCCCGTGAGGTTAAATATGAAGAAGCCAGAAGTTTATCTAAGAGAGTTCTGCTTGAAACTTTCTGACGACCATGTTAGATTTTTACATGGCAGACTCAGTCAAAGATTGGGTGGCGATTTAGGTGAATCAGTTGAATTTCTCGGCAACATCAGAGAAATTGATAAATGGTTCGATTCTGCGGATGGATGTTTTGAATTGTATGATATGATTGATATGGTTTACTTTGCAGTTAATAAGGAACATGAAAAAAGATTGGGTGCAGTTGCTTGATTAAGTACGCATTACATTTAATTCCAATGAGCCTTGCTGGTATTACCTGCTTGGCTCTTGGATTTTATTGGGGACAATCTCACGGCTATCGTGAAGGTGCAGCAGACACCATTATTATGTTTGATAGCTTTGATAGAGCAACAAATAAAAATGATGGCCGAAGATTCCAAGAGAACAAAAAAATCCTCGATATGTTCAATGATAAAATTCCATATTGAAAACCTTGATTAATTTGCTATAATCAAAAAAATCAAGAGGTTGTCATGCCGCCCATCATTAAAGTTTCAGATCAAGATGTTTGCGTAGCCACATCGGAATTTCCATTCGCTAAATGGAAATTTGAAAAATTCAATCCTGTCCAAAGCAGGATCATGGACTTCTATAATCAAGACTGCAATACACTTGTCGCAGCAAGGACAAGTGCTGGTAAAACCGTGATTGCAGAACAGTTTCTCTCTCAAGAAATTCGTGAAAGAGGAGGAAAAGGAATGTTCCTTGCCCCTCTCAGAGCCTTGGCCCGTGAAAAGGTGACCGATTGGACAAATCCAGAATATCACCTCTCTGACCTAAAAATAAGCATCTGCACAGGCGATTACAGACTCACCAAAGAAAGAACCAAAGAGCTTGATGATGCCGATATTATCATCATGACAAGTGAAATGCTTAGTCATAGAAGCAGATCACACAATTCAGAACAAAGTCAATTTCTCAAGAAAATTGGGACTCTTGTCATCGATGAATTCCACACAATCGGAGTTCAAAATCGTGGAGATCACCTAGAAGTCGGATTGATGAAATTCACTCAAATCAATCCAACTGCCAGAATCGTTCTCCTTTCCGCAACAATGCCAAACGTAGAACAACTTGCAGAATGGGTAAGTTATAGCCTTAATCAAAAGCAGACATTTGTTCTAAGGTCAGAATATAGACCTGTTCCTCTTACAATCCATTATGAAACATATGACGACAGCATAAAAAGATATGATCTCCTAGAGCAAGAAAAAATCAATAAGGCAATGGATATTGTCGAATGGTATAAAGATGATAAGTTCATCGTCTTTACTCATACCAAAAGAACTGGCGAAATGATGAAGAAAGAACTTCAATCAGCAGGAATTGATTGCCAATTTCATAGTTCTGACCTCGAATCAGCAGAAAGAGCAAAAGTAGAAGATAAATTCCGTAACGATCCAAAATTCAAAGTAGTTGTTGCAACAAGTACTTTGGCAGCAGGTCTTAATATGCCTGCCAGAAGAGTGATTATCTTAGGTGTCAATCGTGGTGTTGACGAAGTCGAATCTCATGAAATTATTCAAATGTGCGGTAGATCAGGAAGATATGGCATCGATCCCATGGGAGATGCTTATGTTCTTGTTCCAGAAAGCCAAGTGAGTTTATATAAGCAAAAATTCAACAAGCCGAACAGAATAGAATCTCAGCTTCTCGAAAAATATGGCAATAATTATAAAACATTGGCGTTTCACTTGGTTAGTGAAATTTATTTTGGCGGAATTGAAACCACAGATGATGTTCGCAAGTGGTTTAAAAGATCATTGGCTTATTTTCAAAATAAGTCATTCGATGATAGCGTTGTTGATTCTACTCTTGAATTATTGAGAAAATGCGGTGCCATTGGCTTAGAGGATGATAAGTGGAATGCCAGAACAATTGGCAAAGTTGCCAGTATGTTTTACATAAGTCCTTTTGATGTAAGCGATTTGTATTTTAACTTCAAGTCTTTGTTTGATTCTGGAAAAGAGAATGATGATCATCTTCTTTCATTGGCACTAGGCAACATTGACAGTCAAAGGTCTAACATTGTTAACAAAGCAGAGAAAGACGAAATGAGCTTGTACGCCAATCAGGCTAGATTGAAGTTTACTGGTAAATTCTTAGCCGATGGAGCCATTAAGGCTGGATACTGTTACTATTCACTCTTGAATGGCACTAACTCACAAGCTTTGGCTAGCTTTCAAAGAAATTTACAGTTCGATTTCAATAGATTATCTCAGATTTTGATAGCTTTAGATAGCATGGGAGGTTCTTGGAATCGTTCTGGGTGGTTAAAAACTCTTGAGGGAAGAATAGCTTATGGTGTTCCTGCACACTTGATTAATTTGTGTAAGATTGATAATATTGGACGTGTTAGAGCCAATAAGTTATATGATGCAGGAATAAAAACTGCTAAAGACATTGCTAATACTGATGCAGAAAAACTTGGTAAAATAATTAATATGAAAGGTGATGCAGTTAAAAAAATTATTCAACAGGCTCAAGGCTTGTAGCGAACTTTTTTAATGCGTGATAAAATTTGATATTTTAGTCCAAGCATAGTTGTTCTATTTCTTCTCATGGGCATACCACTGCTGCAAGTATTTCCAATATCATTGCCAAGTATGTATCCACTAGGGCCACCAGCACAACAACAAGTTCCCGGCCAGCTTGCAGTTGGTTGGAAAAAAATTTGTATTGAATCACAATCATTGACGCCACATTCTAGATTTTCTCCAGCCAATGCAGCTGCTTCTGACAGTGTGCAAGAATATCCTGTAGTAATATTTAATATTGTCGCATATACTATTGGTTTAGTGCCCGGAACATCACAAGATAGATCAGTTGGCACACAAAAACAACCTGAATCTTGATAATGTGATCCCGGCGTTATTTTGAGAACTCCATTTCCTACTACACGAAGTTCCATCATGGTGCCGAGTGGACTTTCATATGGAGTGAAGCAACATCCATCGGTTTCTAGTAAAAATTCAATGTCAACATTTACTGTTGCTGTTGGACAGCATGGTTTTTCAGCGTAATTAAAATATATTGTGTATTTATACGTTATGTTTTCGACACAACAAGAATAATTCCCACATGGACGTATGCATTTGCAATTACAATTGCAAAACCCACCTGTTCCACATGCATAAGGAGGAGTACAGTTTCCAGCCATTATTTCCTTTCTTCGCCGAAAAATCCCGTGGGATATTCTACTTTTACTGTCCCATTGCCTTCAGTTTGGTTGCCGTTTTCATCTTCGACCCACCATCTTACTTGTTGGACTGGTATATTTAGTTGTTCTAGATGACATTTATCACGATGGAAAACAGGAAGATGATATTCTTGTCCTTCGACGAGAACTGCAACTTTACATTCTTTTTTTTCATGGTTGTACAAAAGACAATTGCCGCATACTTTTTCTACAGGTTTTTTCTTGAACATAACTTAAACTCCGCTTATAATTTAGTTAAGGAGAAATAAATTGAAAATCATTTCAGCTACAGGCCAAGCTCAAAATGGTAAAGATACTTTTTGTGATTATCTGCAAAAAGAATTAAATAGTATGCCTAATAAAATTATATGGGAGCGTACTGCATTTGCAAACGCAGTAAAAGATACTTTTTGTAAAACATTTGAAGTTGATCGACAATTTATTGAAGAATGGAAGACTAAAGATGAGTGTCCTCCTAATTTATCAATGCCTGTTCGTAAGGCCTTGCAATTTATTGGTGATGGATTCAGACAAATTCGTCCAGATATTTGGATTGATATCGCTTTAAGAGACAAAACAAAAAATTTAATTATTTCTGATTCAAGGTACTTCTCAGAAGCAGAAGCCGTTAAATCTAAAAATGGACTTGTTTTTTTGATATATCGACAGGGATTTTTGAATGATGACCCCAATCCAAGTGAATCACAAGTAAAACCATTGCTTCAATGGGCTTCTGGAAATTTGAAAGAAGGTCCTGTTGATTATTCAAGCAACATAATGAGATATGGAATAACTGTTCCACATGAATTGAGATATTTTGATTATTTCATCAAGAATGATGGAAGCATTGAGGATTTGCATAAGAAGATAAGGGAATCTGTTGTTCCTTATATTTTAAAAAGTCGTTTTTTTCTTGAATTTATCGGATATGATCACAATATCGAGTAAATTTTTGAACAGTTTCATAACCATTTTTGCCTTCAATTATCGTTCCCATTTCAGGATGTGCTCCTTGAAGCCAGCGTATTCCGCTTTCTCTGTTTGAGCATTTGTATGTAACTAGTTCATCTAGTATTTTTATCGAGGGAGATTTTTGATCCTTTGTTTTAGTTTGCCCATCCCGACTTCTGTCAAGACCATAAATCCTAATCCTCTCTGCTGGCAATATTGGTTGCACGCTGTCCATTTCGCATTATTCCTTGGCAATGTTGTTTGATTTGCCGGTTTGATTTCCCAAATTTCAATTCTTCCGTCATCGAACATAACCTTTAAGTCAGGGTTATATTCATGAATGTTTCCTTCAAATGTATATTGGACTTTAAGTGGCTCCACTTCATATCCAATAACTTCTGGCATTGCCTCCAAGCATTCGTAAACATCGCATTCCATCCCTGATCGATAATGCATTTCCTTGCCTCCGTTCTTGTTGGACATCATGTATCCTTCTCTGAACTTCGGCTTGCGTTGTTTAAGCTTACCAGTCTTCGCAGACTGGTCTTTCCATATAATAGCCTTCATCTGTCCGTTTTTCGGTATATTTTTTTCATGTGGGTGTATCGCTTTGTAATGAGTTCGCACACAACGAACGGGACAGCCACAACGAGCAAGAGGACATAAAATGTATTCTCTGCCTTCTTCATGAGATTCGATGATATGCGCTTTATAGTCTTCAAAATTTTCATGAACAACTCCGCACACAAAACATGTGTATTTTCTTTTTCCATTATCTTTTGAAAATGGTAGCGTCATTTCTTTTTTGATTTCTTTTTGGAGAATTTCATCATATTATCGATAGCTTCTTCACGGGGACAGACAGTGATCTTCGGTAGATCTTTGATGCCAAATACACTTTCTGTTGATTTTTCAGGATCATTACTTAAAAATTTAATTAAATTAAATGCAGGAAACCGTGCTTCTTGACGAAATCCCGGCATCATTGGATCATCTTCTGTATCAGTTTTGAGTTTGGCAAATATAAGCCTGCTGTCTTCAGGAGCACCAAAATACTCGTCCCCTTTTTTAAAGAAAAGTATTAGTTCGTGCTTGTCTAAAAGATCATTCATTGAATCAATGTGTTCAAGCTGGATGTCCCAGCGATCCATTAAGTCACGAAATGATGAAAAAGAAGGAGAGTTCATAATTTTACCTGTAAATGTTTTACAACATATATATAAATAATAATTTCAAAAAAGGATAATAATGGCCTTGTATAATTTGAATTTTGCTAAACTTGGATGCGAAGCAGTCAAATAGAAGCAGCAGACATTAAATTTACAGTTTTGCTTTATTTTGTAAAAAAGCCTAGAGATAATATATAAATTATGCGACCTTCATTTTCAGGATTTAAGAAATTTTTTGAGGAGATGGACCCATCTCAAGAAAAAGATATCGTAGCATCTGGCGACTCAAAAAAACAAGATTATTTTGCTTCATTAGAAGATGAAGAAAATATGACTTGGAGTGATATTAAAAATACTTTTTCTGGCGAACCATGGGTTTCTTCACATTTTCCTCTAGGAACCAAAGGCAAAGAAGTTCTTTATAAGTTGCAACCTTGGAAAATTTCTAAGGGATCAATGACACAGGCTGGCGCTGATATAGAATTAGTTCATGGTGATAAAGATAGAAGCTATCTCAAGGGAAATGTTGCAAATAAAAGCAAATATAAAGATAGACGTAAATATTTTGTGAAAAGAAAAGATTTGCAAGACTTTTTGACAGGCGGTTGGCAACCAGCCATTCAAAGCGCCGCTGGCGGATCTCCATAAATGTGAGGCTAATATGAAATTTAGAGAATGGATTAAATTAAGAGAAGTTGGAACAAGCACGTCTGGTGTTGCTCATGTTCCAACGAGACTATTTGGCGGCACTGTGCAAAAGATGTATCCAGAACCAATTATTATCGGCGGCAGAGAAGTAGAAAAGAAAAAAAAGAAAAAATAATCATACATAAATAAAAGGAATATCATGTATAATCAAAAGTATATCCAGTTCTTGTCAGGAATTATCAGCGAAAGTGATTTTTACGAAGAAGATGCAATGAATCCAGTCCCTACCCCTCCTGCTGGCATTCCTACTCCTGCTGATGGTGGCGCTCCTGCTCCTGCTGGTGGTGGCGTTCCTGCTCCTGCTGGTGGTGGTGTTCCTGCTCCTGCTGGTGGTGGTGTTCCTGCTCCTGCTGGTGGTGGTGTTCCTTCTCCTGATGAAGAAGTTCAGAAAGAAACTGCTGAATTCACAAAGTCAATTCAGAATGCTCTTAATAAAATG